TTGGTAGATGTTCATAAGCAAGCTGCAAACGTGATAGTAAGTCACGAGCAACCGCAGCTTTGTTTGCAAGTATAGCGACATTCACAGAAGCATTAAATAATACATAGTGTAGAAGGTAGGCAATAATAATAGTAGACTTGCCTGACTGTCTTGGTAGTTTACAAATAGTAAAACGATTATTATGAAACGTCCCTACCATATCTTTCTGAAAGTCATACATCTTAAAAGGTATAAGACCTTCATCTAGAGAAACAATCTTAATATAGCTCTCTATAAAGTACTGAGGATCATCCATACATTTGGCAAATTCAGCAAGCTGATCCTTTGTCCACTCTTGAGCAACATTAACCCTTTTGAGATTAGGGTTTCCAAGATATACTGTATCATCAGTCATTAGTGCATAATAAAGAGCTTTGACATATCAGGATTAACCAGCTCCCTATTCCTTAGATGTTCTTCTTCAATGTCTTGTTTAGCCTGACCATAATATTCTACACCATAGTGATGTCTGATCATCCACTCGTTTAAAGTTGTTTCTTCTTCCTCATGAGTAATCTTGAATTTTCCTAGAATACGGCCGTATTTGCCCTTGTCATCTTTTTCAGTAATGAGTGTTTGAGTAGAACCTTCTGGTATCCACTTCTTAACTATTTCTTTCGCCATAAGACCATATTTTTTTTCTTCTAAGTCTCTTGTACGACTCTCAGGAGTATCGATACCATAAAAACGAATACGTTGTTTACGAAGCCACACACCGAATCCCATATCAATATCTACATCAGAAGTGTCGCCATCAATTACCCGTAGTATTACACATCTATATTCGTACATTACTTGCCTTTCAGCATCTTTTGTAGTTCAGCAGTACTCCCTACAAATAATGCGTTAGTTACATTTTTAGGTGCGTTGTTAGGAACATCTTTAAGTCTCTTCATCTTCTCTTGAAGATCACCTAGTTTTTCGGTAACTTCTGCGACTTGTTTGATAAGATTTCCAGCAACCTCATATCCTCTTGGATGTTCGCCTTCCTTTGCAATATGTAATATTCCATCAATTGCAACTGAACCTTTTTCAACCAAATTGTAAAATTGTTTTCTTTGATATTCATAATCTGCCTCTATGTCTATATCGGGAGTTACATGAGGTACAACAATTTCTTTTCCCATATTAATAATCTCACCAACGGTTTCTGATTCTACCTCAATAACACCTAATGCTTTATCTATTTTATCATTCATGTTATATATTTATATCCAAAAAATCTCTTGACATGTACTCCATAAGATTTTTTCTATTAACAATAATTCCATCTGATGTTATAGCCAACACATTATAATTTGTCGGTAAAGGTAGAATTATCTCTCTTTGTACATCAAAAGGCATATCAGTCTTTACCATAGTATATGCATAATCCTTATCCCATTCTGCAATGAAATCCCTAATAGCAATCTTAGTAGTCAAGAAATCTTCTGGTTTAGTCCAGTGATTTTTATGCCAAACTACATCACGATCAAAGTGTTGGTTGATTGCAAACTTTTCTATTTGTGGAGATAGGAAGAATGGTTGATAATTTTTTATATCAAAAGAACTTACTTCAATATTCTGCAAAAATCGAAATGATTGTGTAGTTAATGTATATCTTGTTATATCCCACCAACGGCTATGATGATATTCATACTCCGTTTCAAGAATAAATTTTTCTTCGTTAGTATTTCTACTGTGTGGATAACCTGTACCTCCAAATAACCTGTCTGCTTCACATCCAGTAGTAAAAAGATTAGTGTCTATATTTGCCATACCAAAAATATTACCCTCTGCAAATTCATAAGACAAATTTTCTACTGCTTTTGGATATATATTTACTGATGACTCATCACCCATTATTAATCTTAGTTGATCTTTTGGACAAACTTCTAAAAGAGCATAAAGTATAGCAGTGCTATCAATCCCACCAGAGTAAAAAATATCAATAACTTTACCCATGTCACGCATCTCTGTTGCACGATCCAACATAATATCTCTAAAGGAGGGAAGATTGTTGGTATATTCATACTCAACTACTGGGTAGAAGTCACTACTAGTTTTAAATAAGAACTGATCTTTTCCTAATTTATCATTCAGATACCAACTAGGAGGCCGGGTAAATTTATTTAAAGAGTGTACTTGTTCATGAAACTTAAAATCAAACTCAGATTTAAAATCATCATCAAAGGTTTCCCAATGTTCAAATTTTTGTAGGTTCCAAACATACTCTAACCAAGCATTTTTATAGTCACCACTAACGTAAACGAAACTTGACATTAAATTTATTAATCTGTACCAGAAGTATCTGGGGTTTCGTCTTTACCTGTTACTGGATTGTATTCTTTAGCATCTTCAAAAAATGAACTAGATTCATTAAAACCAAAATCATCATCTGCATCAGCTGTGCCTGGGTTTGGAGAAACAGTATATCTTTGTTGTCTTTTTGGTGACTTGTCAGGCATATCTGCATATTGATCTGCTTGGACAGTCTTAATAACCTTACTAGAAGTAACAGGGCCATAAAGATAAAATTTTGCAGTAAATGCAAGAGTGTAAATAATAGTTGTTCTGGAGGTAAAATCTCCCTCATATGTGTCTTCATAATTAACAGAATTTAATACTATAGGAACATCTCTTTTTATACCCATATCTGTATTATCATTAAGTGTCACTGTATAATCTGGTTGAAAGTAAGGAAGAATCTGTTCTACTATCTGCAACGCATCATCTGATTGTTTTGCCATAATGTACAAAGAAAATTCAATATTATACGGTACAGGCATATATTGAGTATCTAGTTGTGTTGATTTAGAACCTTTTACTTTTTTAAACTGTTGAACACGATTTAATTTTCTGCCAGGATCGTAAGACATTCCAGAAATTTCAAAACCTATACGTGGAAGAGTTACTGCAACCTGTTTAGTTAGGTCTGCATCTTCACGCAAACGTGCAAGAAATTTTTGTCTGGGGCCATATGCTAAAGGCACTTTCATTGATTGTGTTATTGAACCACTATTATCCTTACGAACTAAGTGAATGTCGTTAAACATACTTCCAAAAGCGACAACCACTTTTCGAATTGTTTCATGGTAAAATTGTTGTCCTAACATTATGAGCTCCCAGCGTCACCGAATGGATTTCTCTCAGAAAAGTCTAAGATTGAATCGTCCAATTCGTCAAATAATTCATTTTGAGCAGACTTGTCAACACTACTAGTGTTAGCACCTCCACTTCCTATTATATAGTCTTCTGCAATTAACCAACCTCCATGACCAGTATCAGCATTATGTTCCATAAGAATACTTTCACCTACAGAACTAGAATCATCCTCACCGACAATATTATCACTGTCAGTTTCATCTATAACCAAACCATTATCAGAAAATAATTCTAATCTAAATGGTTCGTTTTGAGCAGCAGTTTGTTCAAGTGTAAACTGATAAGTGAGGGTGTCAGTAGACAACGCATCTTCGATGGCATCAATTGCATCAATACCTGTATCCAATGCTTCTGAGCTGTATTCGAATAAACGACAGCGCATTTTATATACTGGATTATTATCTAACTGATTAAATGGATCATCATGATCGACAAAATTAATTTGAAATAATTTCTTTAGTGTTGGATGATAAATTGCATCGCCTTCTAATGGACGATCTGAATCAGTTGCATCTGTTTCTGATATAATGTAATATGTACTACCTTCAAATTTATTTGCAGCAATAGTACCAGATTCTAATAAGACAGAACCAGAAGAAGTAGAATCTGTTCCTGACTCTATCTGAATTTGCATTGCCTTATCTTGAAATCTTGTTTTACTTACAACAAATGTTGCTTCACTTAAATTTTGCAAACCAAACTGAGACATGATCTCTCGTTCACCAGCATAACCACCACCAGAATCTTCCATATACATTTCAATAGGAACTTGTGTTTCAAATTTCGAAAGAGCATCAGTACCAAATACATTATCTTCTGCTACTAAAGTCCTATCAAGATAATAGACATCGTGGCCATGTATCTGTATCGCTTCTGAAACTAAGTTTGCATAAAGTGCTTGTTCAGCTGAAGTACCTTGTAGATTACTGGTATGAAAATGTTTATTAACAGCCATGTTCTATCCTTCATTTTTTGGAACTTGTCTTCCAATACCTAAAATTGCATGGTATCGATCTTCTTTTGAGTTGTTCCATACGCAATGTTCATTCCATACTCTTATCTTCATAACATCACCAGAATTATATGGCACTTTACCACCTGGCTTTATACCAAACAAACAACCTTCGGGATGATTGATTGACATATTATATAAATATGGGGATGGTACTCCAGGCCACCACTTATGTATATGTGGTGATATCATTCCACCAGCATCAAGTTTTCTAATCTCTGGTTTGTCCCAACCATACTTATCTTTATGTGTATCAAAAAACTCCATGAATGTAGGAAATGTTTTGTGTGTTGGAAATGCTATCGATTTTGTTTTAGTCCTAGCTGTCCCCAAACTATTTTCAGGTCTGAAGAGTAGATGTGTATCGTAGTTTATATACGATGAAACTCCACGAATAGAATATTGATCCCATGCGTTGTACCGTTTACATTCATCTAAAATTTCTAAGTGTTGTTCACAATTTAAAACTAGTTTCCAACAATCATTAATATCATGCCAATAATCTTCTGTTATTTTATCTATTTTTTTATTGAGATGATACGACATACCTTATCCTACACCAAACATCATTGGAGGTTCATTAAGGTTTATTGTCTCTTCCATTTTTTGCTGTTCATCTATGGCTTGTGAGTAGATTTGTTCACCATTCATAGTAACACCACCTAACATAGCAACCCCACTAAACTTAGATAAGTTTGCGCCCCACTGTTTTTTAATGAGAGCTGTTGCATATCTTTTAAGAAGAAGATCGTCAAACAAGTTTGTATATGTTGCAGGGTCTAATTTACGAAAACATTCAATAACAATGTAGTCCTGTCCACCAATAAAATCATTAGACCAATCTGCATCAAGATACAAACGTCCTTGATTGTGATTAAATCTTATGGGGGCCTCTCCAACGAGAATATGTTGTAGAAAATCTAAATTATTCATCATCATCTCATATTGAACAACAGATGTAGAACTTAAATCATATAAATCATTTAAATGTAATTGATAACGAGCATCAAACATATTTGCACCATTTCCAGTTCCAGTAAGGGGGAATACTTGAACTACAGAAACAACAGCACTAGGTAAAGGTATATAATTTGTACCTTCTAACCAACTCGCAGTAATTGTTGCATCTACAACATCTGTTCCTGTAGTGGTTTCATTTTCTCTTGCTCTAGTAACTTCATCAGCAGTAACCAAATGTTTAAGATACATTCTTTCAATACCATCATAATGATACTGTGCAATATATTGTAGAGCTTCATCAATACGATCATCTGCTTGGGCATCTGATATATTAATATCAATAACACCATCACCTAATGATCGTAAGCAGTATTCTTTAAAAGTAGATTTAGTAGTTGGAATGGCCATGTATAATCTCCTACCTCTATTTATAAATTAACTGTCTTGTTGCGAGACAATTAGGGCCGAATTCTACACCCTTATCTAACCATTTTCCTCTTTTCTTAAAACCTACTCCTTCGTATGTTTTAAGTGCAGATTTTCTAGGCATACTCCAAATCCAATGACAATCCTCAGACTTGCCTTGAATTATTGCTTGCATCAACAGAACCTTACCATATCCTTTACTTCTATAATCTTCTTTGACCCATAATCCTCTAGAACGATAAACCTTATCATCAGTTCTAAATCCACTGTTAACACCCACAATTTTATTATCTTCTTTGATAACAAAGAATGTAGGCGAATACTTTTCAAATATAGAATGGTTTTTTGTAATTTCTTTTGGTTGTAACCAAAAAAGACTACTCATATTCTCTATCTTACTAATTCTTCCTGGCCAAAGTTGTTCATTCCAAATAGGGTAGACTTCTTCAAATGTAGATTCAAGTACTTCCATAGTTATATATAGGTGTATGAGAATAGGGTTAATTGCATCGTCTAGAAGTGGAAGTACATATTTTCGTAGGTTTCTTTGCAATACTTTCGGTCTTTATGATCCTGCTTCATGGTTAAAGAAGAATGATTATAAAGATATAGAAAAAGAAAACTGGGCAACTCAACCACACCTCCTTAAAATCTTGCCTCATTACATACCAGAGGATCAACACTTTGGGGAAATGATTGACGGGTTTCCTTGTATCTGGTTATACAGAAAAGACGTACTATCACAATTTTTGAGTCATATAACACGTTTGCGAACAAAAGTCAACCACATTCATTACGCATCTGAACGTCCAGAGATTAAAGATAATAGCCTTAGAGCTACTAAAGAAGAGTTCGATAGATTTATGTCCAAGTTAGAACAGTTTTGGGATATCTATTACACTCACAATCAGGGAGCTCTGGTTGCGTTTGAAAATTTTCTTGATGATCCTTTAAGTACTCTTGCAGACCTACAAGAACAATACGGATTAAAAGCAGACAATAGAGTGAGAACACAACTCACTATTAAATTGGGGATTGATTATGAAGAAAAGTTTGAAAATATTGAAGAAATCAAAGGGTGGTTTGAGTGAGTGATTACTGTATAATATGTACTCCACGATCTGGTTCTTATTACCTTATGGAATATATGTGCAAAACTTTCAATCTTGCAGAAGGTAATGAATGGTTTGGTAGAAACAAAGCAGTTGATCTCTCTAAAGCTTTTGAATTAAAACAAACCAGAGTAGATATAGATTGGACTGTAAATGAAGACCTACTTACACCAGAAGATTTGCAAAACAGATTGAAACATCTACAAAACTTTCCTGTACCTTTTTGTATAAAGGCAATGCCTTTACAGTTCACAAACACTGTGGAACAAGTAGACCTTCCTACAGAAGATAGAATAGAGTTTGCATTTGAAATTCTAAAAGACTTTGATCCAATATGGTTTCAGCGTCTAGATAAGATATCACACTTCTGTTTTGAATTAACTGCAATGTATTGTAGTCAACCAGACTATCCTAGAGACAGAGAGTTTTCTACATATGATGAAGGTAAAAGAAAAGTACCAAAACCTAACACATTTGTTGCTACAGAATATGATTTTGAAAAGTATATATTTCGTGAAGAATTTACAGATGAATTAATGAAACATCTAGATGCACCACAAATAGTATATGAAGATTTTGTTGAGGATCAAGATGAATGTATTATGGAAGTTGTAGAGTGGTATGGTTTAACTCCAGAGTTTAAAGAAGAAAACAAAAGAGATATTATACACAACCCAGACTATACAAAAATATTTAAGAACTACAAGGAAATTGAAACATGGTTTCGTTAGACTATATGATAAAGGGTGAGTGGATTGATGGATCAGAACTATACAATCCAGGCCCAAAGTTTATAGAACAACTAGCAGACTTACTAGCAGAGTTGCACTCTTTACCTCATGGGCCTGACTTTGCAACATATGATGACATACCAGAATCTAACATGAGAGATGTTGTTTATGATCTAGTTAATTGGTTAGAAAGGGATACTTTTACTGAAGATGCCTTATATGATTTCTATGCAATTAGAAATAACTTAGATAAAAGATTTTATCTTCATGGAGATTTGTGGAGACAAAATATACTGGTAGATGAAGAAGGGAATCTTAACGGTTTGCGAGATTGGGAATCGTTATCATATGGTGATCCACATTGGGACTTTCGTATGATAAGACGTTGGATAGGATGGGAAGGTTTGAATGAACTTCTTTGGAGATATAATAGACAAGTTGAATGGAATTGTGTGCAAGCATACATTGATATATTAGACAGAATATCTATCTGTAACTCTATAAAAATACGTCAAGAAAGAGGATTACTTAGACACGATAAACCTAATGCATTAGAAATTTTTAGTAAATTAAAAGAAGATTTTAAGTAGCTCCCTTTGAAACAATTACGTATTCAATATCATTATTGGTATTATAAGTCTTTGAAGCCGATACCCATGCCACCATTTTGTCATCATCATGCCATTCATTCGCTGAAGCTTGATCTTTAAAAACAAATGTTTTTAAAATTTCTAATTCATTATCAGATAAAGCTTGAGTAATACTAACTATTTTTCCTGTATCTTTATAGGTTTCTTTTATATAATCAAAATCAGATTGACTTTGCCCAGTATAAAAATCTGTATCTGTATCAGGTCTTGTAGCTTTTGTTATTAATGTCCATGACATAATATGGATCTCCTTTTCTATAAATCTATTTATAAACTAAAAATTTACTATATAACTCGGCCAATCAAAATTATTAAAATTATCAGCATCTACAACCTTACCATCATTAGTTATTGCGAGAATTCTTTTCTTTATCGGCACCTTGCCAGAAATTCGTCCTGACAATCTTAACATACTTGCCAGTTTTGGTTTATGATAAGATAGATATTCATCCTTTGTAATCTTATATAAAAAATCTCTGAGCGGCATTTTGACTTGTTTATACCATTCTTGGCCGGCTGATATTGGGGCATCGCCAGTAGTGCGCCATGATCCAGTTCCATCTTCCCAAGTTTCATCTGAAACATCATGATACAACATTTTATCATCTAATACAAAATTACATAACCATTTTTCAAGAGGAGGTTGCATCCCAAATGGCATATAATTATTAATATCTACCCAATCCCCACTAAAATTTAGAGACATCCCCCATCCATGTCTTGCAGTATAATATCTACGTTTAACTTCCCAACTATCAGGATTTTTTACTACAGTCCCCGTGGCTGCAAAATTACCCTTACCGCCAAACATTATATCAAATTCAGAACAAGTACATAATATATGTTCGTCTAATTTCGCTATTCCATAAAATACTTCAGCTGAGCTTGTCTGTTCCCAAGTATAATCCATTCGTCCTTTTACCAGTTCTTCAAAAATCTCAGGAGACTCAGGAACACCTCCCATAATAACATGTAGTTGTTTATGTAACCCCAATTCATTAAATGCAAGGAGTGCTGATGTACTATCTAGCCCCCCTGACCAGAAAAAATCTATTGTTTTTCCCTTATCAGCCAGTAACTGCGCCGATTCAAACATACAGTCAGCAAAGTCTTTTCTAGGATATTCTTTAAAAGGTATCCAAGGAATCAAAGGTTGTGTATGAAAAACAGTTTCAAATTCTCCAGCTCTATCCAGTGTTGATTGACTTGATGTAACATACCCAGCTCGATGACTGAGGGATAAGTCTGCTTTTAGTAATAGTTCCCATTCTTGTAAAAAAAGTGGGTGTTCTGTTTTTATCCATTGTTCAACGGTTTCTAGAAACCCCATATTCCAATATACTAATTTATTTGTTTTCATAATATTCCCATTCATGAGGCTTATTGTTTCTGTGTGTAAAGTGTACAAACTTGATATCTGGGTGAAACTCTCCCCCTAAGAATATATAGTCGTTACCAGTTATCTTTTGATACTTACGTGTGATCTGTACTTGCCACGTAGTCATACTTCTTCCAACAATATCAGAGTCTACAACCCATCGTGTAAACCATTCTTTAGGTAGTGTGATAAGCTCTAATTGTTCTTTTACACTATCCTCAACAAAGTACTGTTCTCCATTTACAGGGCCTCTAGTAACTCCATTATCAATGTAATGTCTCTGCCATCCGTGTATGTCTTTCATAAACTTATCGTAGATGTATTTACAATCTTTTGGATAATACTTAAAGAACCCACCGTTGATAGAGTATCCCTCTTTCTTTGTGTCTCTCCACCACCCAGGCATTGCAAGGAACTGTCCACGCATAATAGGGTAGTCAAATATCTTTTCGTAGTCTCCCATAAGAAGAACGTCTATGTCCATGACACAAATAGGTTCTTCTTGATCTAACTGCATACCCCACATTTTATTCCACTGTAGGGTTACTCGTTCATTGTATGGTTCATGTATCCAGTGTATATTATACTTAGAGAGTTTTTTATTTAAATAGTCCTCATACTCTGGGCCATACTTCTCACCTATTCTGATACAGATGATGTCAACCATTTTCTCTCCCATTGTTTCGTAGGTTTAGTTCCTTGAAACCAACAAGTATTTGCATAACCTAATATTTCATGCAGTCTTTCATAAGACTCTATTAATTGAGCAAGAGTGTAGTATGCATGAGAAATGTGATAACTGAATATATTACTTGTATCAAAGAACACATCTCTACCTCTAATTTGATTTAATAATTTAGTATAATCTGGTTCAATAAGATTCATTAACCAATAATTCACTTCCTGTTCATCTCTCATCTTTTCTTGCATCTTCCTAAGTTCTTCATGTGTTCCCATACCTTTTATTCTTTTCGT